CCGAATGTCAAACCTCTTAACACCAATCAATCATGGGCAACCTGCAGATGACGGTTGAGGAAATCAACCGGCTCAAGCCGCTCGACATCGTCGGGCATCCCGTAGTGCGCGATCGCTTCACACAGATCTACGAAACCCTCTGGGGCAACGGCGAGGCCGCCTACCAGCGTGAGAGCATCCACTTCAACAGGGCTCTCCGCGACAACGACAACGGCAAGCTGCAACGCGCCACGCCGTTCAGCATCTTCACCGCCTTCATCGACCTGGCCGTGTGCGGCCTCTCCCTGGAGCCCGGCACACGCGCCCTGGCATACCTCATGGGCCGCAACGTCAACGTGGGCACCAAGGACAACAAGAAGTGGGAGGGCCGCTGCGTCCTCACCGTGTCCGCCTACGGTGAACTCGTAATGCGCACCCGTGCCGGTCAGATACGCCACGCCGACAATCCTGTCCTGGTGTACGACAACGACGAGTTCTCATTCAAGGATGTGGACGGGCGCAAGTCCGTCTCCTACACCTGCAACCTCCCCCACTCCGGCCACAACATCACCGCTTGCTATCTGCGCATCACCCGCGCCGACGGCTCCATCGACTACTCGGTGATGTTCCCAGAGGACTGGTGCCGCCTGGCAGGCTACTCGCAGAAGCAGAACCGAGGCTACGCCAACGAACTCTATGGCATGGACCAGAACGGCATCGTCCACATCGACCCCGGCTTCCTCATGGCCAAGTGCATAAAGCATGCCTTCAAGTCCTACCCCAAGGTGCGCATCGGCCGCGGCACCGAGCTGCAGTCGCAGCAGGTGGACGAGAAGCCGAAACTCACCGACGAGGACATCTATGGCGTAGGCGTCGACCCGGAGACCGGAGAGGTGCTGGAAGACACCCCGGCACCTGCCCCCGAGCCTTTCGGCGACAACCGGGTACCCCAGGGCGTAACCGTGGAGACTGATGACGAAGAAGGCTTCTGACAACAGGCCGTGCAGCGGGTGTCCGCTTGTGCGCAACACCATCAACGGACACTACTGCACACGCCTGAAAATCATGACCGAACACTCACCGACCAAACCGTGTAACCCTTAAATACATCAATCATGGCAGACAACAAACAGGCGATGACAATCTTTGAGCCGCATAACGTGCGGACGCTCGCCGAACTCGCGCCCCAGTCCTACCGCGACAACCTCCTTTCGCACACCAGGTGCCTCGAAGCGGGCAATCAGCTCCTTGCCCGCGTAAAGCAGGAAGGAATGACGGACGCCCTCGACATGGAGATAGCCAAGTACATAGACAAGGCGAAGATCACCGTCAGGAAGATGAACGGCAAGCGTTCTCCCGTCACCCAGCTGTTCGACCAGATACGCAAGGTCTACACCTCCATGGAGAATGACGTGGACCCGTCCAAAGCCGGCTCCGTCCCGGGCCAACTGCAGGCCTTCCGCAACGCCTTCGCCAAAAAGAAACATGAGGAGGAGGAACGCCGCCGCCGCGAGGAGACCGCCCGTCAGTCAAAGGAAAACGCCAAGGTGCGTTACCGCGCCGAGGTGGCGGAGGACTACAACCGTCAGTTTAACGCCCTGATCAACAAGAGCGTCAACGACCTCAACGACCTGGACCGGCAACTTGCCGTCGACAACTACAAGACCGTCAGCGAGGCACTTAAGGAGTACTCGTGCGAACTGCCCGAATCCTGGGCCGAAACCATCATAAGCAGCGCCCAACGCCCGGTGGAGCTTTCCCCGGAGGAGTGCCGGGCCATACAGGCCGGGGTAATGTCCGGTATGCTTGAACGCTTCCGGGAGCAGTACCGATTTGAGGTACAGTCCACCCGCGATGACATACTCGACCGTCTCCCCTCAAAGCGCAGGGAGCTTGAGCGTATGGCCAAGGCATCGGCCGAAGAGGCTGCCCGCATCAAGGCCGAAATGGAGGCAAAGGAGCGTGCCGAGGCGGCCCGCAAGGAGGCCGAGCGCCGCGAGCGTGAGCAGCGGGAAGCAACCGCCGCGCAGCTCGCCGCACAGAAAAAGGAGATGGACGGCCTGTTTGGCATGGCCGAGACTGCGCAATACAGGCCCAAGGCCACGGTCAAGAAAAAGGTGGTAGTCGAGACCGCCGAAGACATCATGAAGGTAGTGGCCTTCTGGTGGTCGCAGGAGGGTTGCACAAAGTCTGTCGAGGAACTCTGCAAGGAGTTTAAGAAGCAGATCACCTACGCCAACAACGCCGCCAACTCCAAGGACAATCCGCGGTTCATCTCCGATTGCCGCTACGAGGACGACGTAAAAGCCAAGTAACCATGGAGGCGAATGTACAGGCCAAGAAGTGTTCATGCTGCGGCAGAGAGAAGCCCGTGTCTGAATTCCGTAAGGATGGCAGGGCGGCCGACGGCTACAGTAAAGTATGCAACGTATGCCGTACCGAGCGGCGCATAACCGCCCCGGGCGCCAACAGCAGAATAACACCGGTATTCCATGAGGAATTATCCCAATACCCCCCCCGTGCCCTTATGGAACACCTGTCGGCGCTCGGCTACAAAGGCTCGCTGCAGATACCTCACAATATAACGCTATGAGTCACAACCCCGACGCATATTACAGCCGCCCCGAGGTCAGCAACTCCGACCTTACGGCCCTCAAAGACCTCCTGCACCCGGTGCCCATGCCGCCGGGTGTCAGGGAGGCGGCCTTCCGCTTCGGCAACCTGGTGGACGCTATCATCACAGAGCCGGACCGCGTGAACTATTACCGCCTCACCGTCGACGATGTGCAATACACCGATGATGAGTTCCGCCATGCAAAGGAGATGCACCGTTCCCTGCGTATGACTGCCATGCACGACCCGTTCCTTGCAAAGGTGCTGGAGGAGGCTGAGACGCAGCGCTTCATGATCAACCACGGCCAGGAGTTTGAGTATGGCGGTTTCCCGTTCACCCTCGACACGCGCTGCAAATGGGATTGGTGGCTTCCTCTCTACGGCTTCGGCGGGGACCTTAAGACCTGCGCCGCCTCGACGCAAAAGGAATTTGAGGATGCCATAGACTTCTTCGACTGGGACCGCTCCCGCGCCTGGTACATGGACATCGCACACTCCGACTGCGATTTCATCTATGCCATCAGCAAGCGCAACTGCAACGTGTTCACCACCCGCATACGCCGGGATGACCTGGTGTATCTCCGTGGACGTGACAAGTATCGGGAATTAGCTTTCCAATATTGGTGCCTCGCCTTATGACAATCCTGAAACATAACCTGCGCGTAGAGCCATACGAATACCAGAAGGAGGGCATCCTTTTTGGTCTGAAGCGCCGCCGCCTGCTTATCGGCGACGAGCCGGGCCTGGGCAAGACGCTCCAGAGCATCGGCATTGTCGATACCGCCGCCGCTTATCCCTGCCTGGTAATCTGTCCCTCCTCGCTGAAAATCAACTGGCAGCGGGAGTTCGAGAAGTTCACCGACAAGAAGGCCCTGGTGCTTGACAATGCCACCCGCGCCTCCTGGCCCTACCTGCTCGGCATGGGAATGTTCCATGTTGCCATAGTCAACTACGAATCCCTGCGCAAGTTCTTTGTGTGGGACATCAAGGGCGGCAAGACTTTCACACTAAAGGATGTAGTGTTCAGCCGCGACATCAATGTGTTTCGCTCGGTAATTATGGACGAGTCGCACCGGCTCAAAGACCCCGCGGCACAGCAGACCATGTTCACCCGTGGCATTGTCGAGGGCAAGGAGTGGCGCATACTCCTTTCCGGCACTCCCGTAGTCAACCACGCCAAAGACCTCGTCGCACAGCTCGCCATCATGGGCAGGCTCGTCTCCGACTTCGGCGGTCGCGGCAAGTTCCTGGCCGACTACGGCGAGAACGAGAACCTATCCGAATTGTCGGATAAGCTCTATGACACCTGCATGATACGCCGCGAGAAGGCGAAGGTGCTTACGGAGCTGCCCGACAAGCAACGCACGGACCTCTACGTTGAAATCTCCAACCGCGATGAATACGACCTCGCCGCCGCAGATCTCGCCGCCTACCTCCGCGAATACACCGAGTGTACCGACCGCGAGATACGCCGCAAGATGCGCATGGAAGCCCTGGTAAAGTTCATGACCCTGCGCTCGCTCGCCTCCAAAGGTAAGGTCCGGCAGGCTACCGACTTCATCAAGAACTTCCTGGCCAACGGCAAGCCGCTGATTGTGTTCTGCTCGCTGAAGGAGATTGTCAAGGCCCTGCAAAAGCAATTCCCCGATGCCGTCCGGGTGACGGGTGACGACAACACAGCCGAGAAACAGGCTGCTGTCGATGCCTTCCAGTCCGGCGAGGCCCGGCTGATAATCTGCTCCATCAAAGCTGCCGGTGTCGGCCTGACGCTCACTGCGTCCTCCAATGTCGCTTTCGTGGAATTTCCGTGGACCTACGCCGATTGCTGCCAGTGTGAGGACCGCGCCCACCGCATAGGCCAGAAGAATAACGTCAACTGCTATTACCTCATCGGACGCAATACCATCGACCCGGTTCTCTACAACATCATCCACAAGAAGCGGAGCATCGCCAACCGGATAATGGCCTGTGATGATGATATTCCGACCGATGAGATGTACTTCGACGAACTTGTCAACTCTTTCCTCGGCTATGGTTGAGCACTCACGCCTGGTCAATAGACCAACTCAAAGGGAAAATAAATAGAAAACTCAAAAAACAACATTCAAAATCAAGTCACCAATGACAAAGAATGACATCGCAGTTGAACTTTGCAAACGCATCCCCGATCTGCCCAAATCAACGGCTCTCCATGTCGTTGAGGGCGTGATCGACATCCTCTCTGACGCTTTCGTCCGTGGCGATAACGTCTACCTCCGCGGTTTCGGCACGCTGGCTCTCAAAAACATCAAAGCTCGCACGGCCCGAAACATCAGAACTGGCGAGACCGTCAGCGTCCCGGCACAAAACACCGTCAAGTTCCGCATCAGCAAAGAACTCAAAGCACTCCTCAACAAATGACCATTGATGAGTTTAAGGCCATGCACGCCGCATCCGCTCCAGCAAGGAAGCGCAGCAAATACGGCGCCGTCAAGTCCTGTGGCTACGACTCCCGCAAGGAACATCGACGGGCCAACGAACTGAAGCTGATGCAGCGCGCTGGCCTTATCTCCAATCTCCGTGAACAGGTAAAGTATGTGCTCATCCCCACGCAACGCGACCCGGACGGCAACCTCTTGGAAAAGGAGTGTTCCTACTACGCCGATTTTGTCTATGACAAAGACGGTGTTTCCGTGGTCGAGGATACAAAGGGATTTCGCACCCCGGAGTACAGAATCAAGCGCAAGCTCATGCTGCGCATCCATGGAATAGTAATCAAAGAGATTTAATCCATACGGCAATGGCACGAATAGCAAAACCGGGACTTGAATATTTCCCGTTCGATGTCGACCTTTTTCAGGACTTCCGCATACGCAAGCTAATCAAGCGTCAAGGTGGCAAAGCCGTCACGGTATATGCTCTCCTGCTCTGTCTTATCTACAAGAATGGGTACTACGTGCAGTGGGATGAAGAGCTGCCCTTCATATGCTCGGAATCAACGGGCTTTGACGAGGCGTATATACTGGAGGTTATAAGAGCCTGCCTGGCGCTGGGGTTATTCGACAAAGATATGTATGCCTGCGAAAGGGTATTGACATCCAGGAGTATCCAGACCCGCTATTGCAGTATTCAGCGCATGAGCAAACGTATGGCACGAATCAGCAAATATTCCCTGCTGGACGACAAGAAGCCTTCGCCTGTCCCCGGGACCACGGCATCTTCGGCATCTGAACCGAAAGAGGTTATAGGCCCGCAGGGTGCAGACACGCCCACGGAATCGCCTGTTTCACGTCCTCGAGAGGCTACACCTGTTCCTCCCTCGGCACTCGGCAACAACTCCGAGTGGATGGCCGAGTTTTTCGCCGACAACAACAAAGAGAACCTGTTGCTGCTGTGCAAGAGCCTCGGATTTGAACAGGGCAACATCCCGGGCCTCCGCCTGCTGGCCGAGGCGGTAGTCAACGAATGGGAGCTGTCTCGCACTCCACACTTCGGTTACAGTGACTGGTCGCGGCACCTCATCTCGGCCATGAGAAAGAAATACCGAGACCCCTCGACAAAACAAAATCTCACCTCCCCGCCCGCTCCGGCCGACTACACATTTGGCGGAGGCTTCGGCGGTCAAGATGTATAACCTATGGCACAAAGATTGAATAACGCCCTGCAAGGCCGGATGACGCAACAGCCACAATCCCGCCCCGGCATGTCCGCAGCCGAGGCCGCGGCCCGCTCCCGCATGAACCTGGAACAGGAGCGCCTGGTGACCGGCACCCCAGAGGATGCCGAGAAGCGCCGACGCGCCGACCTCACGAGAATGGGCGTCGCAGCTATTGACGCCGTGCTTGACCAGGTCAACAAAGACATCCGCAAAGCCGAGCGGAAACGGCAGCTCCTGGAGATACCCGAAATCTACCTGGCACACTCCAATCTGCTAATCCGTATCGCCAACAAAGTCCTCGCGTACCAGCACCGAAAGTTCGTGGTCGATGACAACAACCGCGACATCCTCCGCTTCATGCTCTACTACTTCAACGACTGCCCTTTGGCCGAGGAGGTTTTCCCCGATCGTGGTTACAAGCTCCACAAGCACATCATGCTCCATGGCAACGTAGGCACCGGCAAAACCCTGCTGATGGAGATATTCTCCGAGTACCTGCGCTACACCGGCAACCCAAACTTCTATTACAACCTCTCGGTTACGCAGATGATAAACTATTACACGCTGCACAACAACCTTGACCGCTACACTTTCAACGAGGAGGAGAATAAGGGTTTCAAGTGCAAGCCGGTAAACATCTGCCTCAACGACATCGGTGTCCAGACTACCACTTTCTACGGCATGGATACAAAGGTGCTGACCGATGAGTTTCTCCATGCCCGCAATGAGATATGGTCGCAGTTCCACCTCAAGGCCCACGTCACCACCAATCTCTCCATCGAGCAGCTTAAGGAGAAATACAAAGACAGCTTCGGGCGACTGATTGACCGTTTCAAAACCTACAATGTGATACCCCTGGGCGGCAATAGCCGTCGCTAACAGCTAAGGCATTATGTCCCTGAAAGAACTGAAAACAATCGAGGCCGAGCTGGAGCGGCGCGGCTATCGGAAGTACACGCACCCTCTCACTTCGTCTGAATCATGGGCGTGGTTCAAGAACTTCGACAAGGAGGAGGACGAGGAGGGGCGCGTCATCAGCGGTTACCAGGTAGCCTTCCGCGTGTGGGACTTCACAAACTACGACCACCCCCACCCCTACGGCGTCGATGTATGGGCCTCGCCGCTTGGCGCCGACTTCCGCGCCGACCTTGAGGTGAACTGGGAACCGATATGCGACGTCGACACCTTTGAGCGCATGGCGGCGGAGTTCAACCAGATGGTTAGAAAATATGTAAACCCCGAAAAAGAAGAAAGATGAAAATAACTCCAAAGATTCAGTTTGTGTCGGGCAGCTTCGATACAAAGGAAGTCAAGCTCGTGCTCGTACCGAGTGACAATCATGGACTTGTCGAGCTGTGCGTCAAAGAACCCGCCAGCGGATGGAACATCCCAATCGGAGAGATAAAGCTATACAGCAGAGACCGCTATGTTGACTTCAAGGCTACTCTTGAAGATGCGACCAAATTCGGTGAAGAAATCTGCCGCCGATTCAACGAGTTTCCACAAGACCAGAAGCTATGAAAGAATCAGAAATCACCGCCCTCGCCCGCGAG